GTGTTGCCCGTTTGCGGGCAACTTTTTTGCTTTCCGGGGATGGGGGCAGACGATCTTGATAAGGGGGTACGGATATGAAGTACAGAAAGAACGGGACGGACGCGCTGTGCGGACAGTGCGACCTGTGCGGCGGAGAGCTGCGGCGGGGAGAGCGATACTACCGGATCAGCGGTGAGAACGTGTGCAGGGGCTGCCTGGCAGATTTCGCGGCGCAGATACTGGCGGCGTATGAGGTGGTCGGAGGTGAGGCGGATGCATAAGAAGGCGGCACCCTGGGAGGAACTGCGGGAGAAGTACGAGGCGGGCGGATATACCTATATGCAGCTGGCGAAGGAATACGGCGTTTCGGTGCAGAGCGTGGGGCGGCACGCGCGGAAGGAGAAGTGGGTCAGCGGGTGCCGGAACGAGAGACGGCGCAGGGCGGAGAGCAGGGATTGCCTGCTGCAGATGACGCGGGCGCTGATGCGGGGCGCGAAGCGGGCGGCCGAGGAGGCGGAAAAAGGTGAGGCGTGCACCAAGGAGCTGAAGGAGCTGGCGGGGATATTGCAGACGCTGGCGGGGCTGGAGAAGGAGCTGGGCGGCGGGACCGCGGTGCAGACGGTGCAGGTGCTGATGGGAGAGGAGGTACGGGCGCTGAGCGAGTAAGCGCGGAGAGAAGAGAGACAAGGGGGAGAGAACATGGAGGATATATACATCGGGACGCCGAACGCAAAGCAGGACGAATTTCTGCGGTGCAAAAAGAAGTACGTCGCTTTCGGCGGGGCACGGGGCGGCGGGAAAAGCTGGGCGGTGCGGTGCAAGGCCAAGCTGCTGGCGCAGCGGTATCCGGGGATACGGATGCTGCTGGTGCGGCGGACCATGCCGGAGATCGAGGCAAACCATTTGGAGACGCTGCGGCTGGAGCTGGCGGGTACGGCCGTATACCGGGCGGAGGAGAGACGGTTCGTGTTCGGGAACGGGAGCGTATTGCAGTTCGGGTACTGCGCCTGCGACCGGGACGCGGATCGTTATCAGGGCGCGGAGTACGACGTGATCTTTTTCGACGAGGCCACGCAGCTGAAGGAACAGTGGATGCGGAAGCTGGCGGCGTGCGTGCGCGGCGTGAACGGATTTCCCAAGCGCATTTACTACACGTGCAACCCGGGCGGGCCGGGGCATGGGTATATCAAGCGGCTGTTTATCGACCGGCGGTATGAGCCGGGGGAGAACGGGGGCGAGTACGCGTTCATACCGGCGCGGGTGACGGACAACGGGGCGCTGCTGGCGCGGCAGCCGGAGTATATACGGCAGCTGGAGGCGCTGCCGCCGAAGCTGCGGGCGGCGTGGCTGGAGGGGCGGTGGGACGTGCTGGCGGGACAGGTGTTCCAGGAGTTCACGGACGACCCGGCGCACTACGCGGACCGGCGGTGGACGCACGTGATCCGGCCCTTTGACATCCCGCGGGAGTGGAACGTGTACCGAAGCTACGACTTCGGGTACGCCAAGCCCTTTTCCTGCGGCTGGTGGGCGGTGGACTTCGACGGGTGCGTGTACCGGATATTGGAGCTGTACGGCTGCACGGGAACGCCGGACGAGGGCGTGCTGTGGACACCGGAGCGGCAGTTCGCGGAGATACGGCGGATGGAGGACGAGCACCCATATCTGCGGGGACGGACCATACGGGGGGTGGCGGACCCGGCCATCTGGGACGCCAGCCGGGGCGAGAGCATCTATGAGACGGCGCTGAAGCACAGGCTGTTCTTTGAAAAGGGGGACAACCGGCGGATACCGGGGTGGATGCAGCTGCACTACCGGATGAGCTTTGACGGGGAGGGGTACCCCATGCTGTATGTGTTCGAAAACTGCCGGGCGTTCATACGGACGGTACCGGGGCTGTCGTACAGCACCACGGCGCCGGAGGACGTGGACACGGGACAGGAGGACCACGCGGCGGACGAGAGCCGGTATTTCTGCATGATGCGGCCCATCGCGCCCCGGGAGAGGACGGAGATACGGCGGGAGCCGTGAGAAACCGGGGGAGGGGCTGCGCCCCTCCCCCGGTCCGAATTCCGCAGACGACGAAAATGCGAAATTTTACACAAAAGGGCTGGACAAATTATGCAGCTGTGCTATAATCTGATTATCCGCAGGAGTACTCCTGCTTTGGCGTTTTAAGCTTGTTAAAACGAAGCATCCTGCGGAAATCTAAAAAACCCGGGGTAAGAAAAATGAAAAAGATATTGGCAACCATTTTGGCGCTGGTGTTGGCGCTGGGACTGTGCAGCGTGAGCTGGGCAGATGGTGTTAAACCAATCACGGCAGAAATGACAGGACTCGATACGGGTTCCTATGAGCTGACCGGTGATGTCACGCTGACTGCTGGCGCATTGACCGTGAAATCCGGCGCAATTGTTACTCTGGATTTGGGTACGTTTACGTTGACCAATAAGGCTGGCGAGCATACCATCGTGAATAATGGTACCCTGACCATTACCGGCACCGGCACCGTGGACAATGTAAGCCACGCCCGCGCGGCACTGTTTAACAATGAGGGGGCAACCGCAGTTCTGAACGGCGGCAGCTTCACCAGAAGTCAGGAGAACGGAAAAACGAAGGAAGATAGCGGAAACAACTCGTTTTACACCATTCAGAATCTTGGCACGATGACCATTAATGCTGGGGTATCTGTTACGCAGAATGGGTGCTTCTCCAGCATGGTAGCAAATGGCTATTATAACGGAACTGGCAAGACTAATACGCCGACCATGATCATCAATGGCGGCACATTCAGCGGTGGCCTGAATACTGTGAAGAATGACGATTGCGGTGTGATGACTATTAACGGCGGCGAGTTTAAAAACTTTGCGCAAGCCTGTGTGCAGAATCACAATAAATTGACCATTACAAACGGAAACTTTGACGGCTCCGAGTTGAAAGCCATTGCAGATAGCACGGTATCGGTCATCTATAACTGCGGTTGTGGCGCAGATAATGACAAGGGTATGCTGTCTATTTCTGGCGGTACTTTTAGCGGCGGAAAAGAGGAAACCTACGTTATTTGTGATGTAAGCACCGTGAGCGAAGCATATACGGACATTTCCGGCGGTACTTTTACGAAGGGGTCGGCTACAATGATCGGCAAGACCGCCAGTGCCAAAGTGGCCATCTCCGGCGGTGCTTTCAAGGATGCTGCGGGCAAGGCAGTTGACGTGTCTGCGTATCTGGCAGCGGGCAAGCAGCAGAACAGCGATGGTTCCGTTGGCAACAAGTCCTATTACTATTACCCCTCCACCAGCGATACCACCACTTCTACCACCACCAAGGGC